CACAAATCACAATTACCCGCCAGAGTCTTGCCGCTATGGTTTGGTAGGCCTAAGTCAAATTCATTGTTTTCCCAGAATCGAGCAACATCTTGAACCATGATCTTGTTGTCATACAGTGGCACTAGAGATGTCCACTTGTTATTTCCTGAATCGTTTTGTTTTCTTTGTTTGGCAACCCTTTTTGGTTCGTCATATCTAAGCCCAATCACATTAGCCCACTCTTTATAGCCTTTAGCCCGCATAAATCGATTCATTACTTCAATTTTCATCTTAATCGTGCACAGCCTGGCTACCACATTGGGCAGCATTTTCTTTCTCTTTATCAATGCCTCAAACGGCTCTCCGTTTCTACTGGCTGTTTCATAAGTCACTTCTTTGGTGCGATAAATGGGTCGTTCTTCAAACACTTCTAACTCTAACCAACGAACTCTAATACCCCATCGGGTTGCACACTCGTGAATAAAGTCTAGTGTCTCTGGCATTTCCTTGCCGGTGTTCGCAAAAGTGACATGCACATCATCGGGGAGTGTCCAGTCATAAGACTCTAATATTTTATAGAGCATATAGCCTGATGTTCGGCCACCGCTAAAACTAATTAAAGTCGGGCAATCAAACTTCTCAGGTAAAAATATTTGTTCTTCATTGGGTTCAGACATTCTCTGTCAGTTCCTCTAATCTTGTGTCCACTCCAAACTCTTCCCGGAATCTTAACAGCTTTTTAATCAAGTCGGGATCATAGTTTACTTTTGATAGCTCTCGCATCTCGGCGCTGGTAAAACTGTTCATGGCAGCTTCAGATTTGGGCGCATTGGTAATGGACTTATTGCCTTTCATGTAAGTGACATCGTTCTCACCTTCGCTTTCAACGGGAAGATTAACCAGGGCGGTCAACCAAATGTGGTCATCGCAATGGTTTCGTTGTGCCTCCTCGTCCAACATTGTGTTCTTTTTGTTACATCGCCAACCGCCGTCGCCCTCCATGACCGGCTCACTGAACTTGCAATTTCTACAGTTCACATCATCGGGCAGTCGCTCCAGGTTATATATGGCTTGTTCTTTTGGCGACATAAACTTCTTAATTCGATAGTCCGTGGGTGAGTAAGGAGACTCCGGGGGCTTGGTTGCCGTGATAATTTTACGGGCTTTATCGACCATCTCTTCCAAAACACCCTCTCTGGCGTCCACAATCTCCGTGTAAAGCGATGAATCGTTTTTGTTATACACAACCACCAAGGCTCGTTTCAAGTTAAATGCAGCCATATAACACTGAATTTGTGTGGCGTAGTTGGAAGACCATTGTTCGTAGCTTTCGCTCTGTTGCAGCTCGTTGAACCGATTGTTGTTGGCCGATTTGACTTCCAGGAGCAGAACTTCTTCCGGGTTTTCGGAATCCACGTTCTTAACAACGCCGTCTGTGGAACCGCCCAAGTGCCCAGCCAAGTAGGAACAGCGATATTGTTTGCCGTCCTTGTCCAGAGCCGATACTTTAATCGAGCTTTTCTTTAGCGCGTCCACCACCTGGTCTTCAATGCGATTGCCCAGATCAAACAGACGCAGTATTCTGCCGTCGTTAATCAGAGGAAACGACCACCTAAACATGAGCCATAACTTCCTGGGGTTATCCCCAATGATGCTCATGCCCATGTGCACACGGTGTTTTTGTTCTTGTTGTTCTGCTTTATCAAACTCTTCTACTATGTTCATAGCGTTATTCTCCTTTCTCCTGCATAAATAACTTTGATGTTCTCGTACTTGCCTTCCTTCTTGGTGAGGATGCCGTCGATATGATTAAAGGCACCCTTGTTATTAATCAGCTCAACCGCCTCGCTAACGGTCTTGGGTGGAAACAAATCCATGGTGATGCGCTTCCATCTGGATTTAGCAAACTGGTCGGCTTTGGGGTGTCCAAACATGAGGGGCAAGTGATACTGGTTAAACAGATCCTCACACTCAAACACCACCTTACAATAAAAGTTGCCGCCCTTTGAGGTCATGGGGTGGGCGGACACTCGGCTCACGTTGAAAATGTTTTCCTTTCGGTCCTTCTTCTCGTCCGACAACACATAGCCTTCACCAGCTGATCCGATCTTGGCCAGGCCAGGCGGTTTTCTCTCCGGCTGAAAGTGAAAGGCTTGTGGTTTGGGAAAGGCATCTCCGCATTCCCGGCATTCTTTAAACGATCTGGGGTTCACTGCAAAACAGCTGTCGCATATCTTAACCTTGGCGTGAGCGCTCTCGTCTTCGGGTATGGCTTCATCCAAACAACCGTGGCGTTGCATGTTCTCGCCATAATCCAACATTAAACAATTGTCTTTGCCCGGATACTGTCGCATACCACGACCGCACATTTGAACATACAGGCCAAGACTTTGTGTCGGTCTTAACATCGCCAGGCAGTCGGTTCGGGGCGCATCCCAGCCTTCGGTTAACACGCCTACATTACATAGGGCGTTGATATTGCCTATCTCGAAGTCGTGCAGGATGCGCTCCCTTTCTTTTGTAGGTGTCGTGCCGGTGACAACATCTGCTTTTATGCCTTGATCTTTGAGAAACAGACACATCTTCTCCGCATGGAGGACAGACACACAAAAGAATACGGTTGCGGTTCGGCCTTTTAAATAGGCCTTATCCATCCAATCGTTGAATATCTCCAACATAAGAGGCTCGTCAATGGCCAGTTTTTCCAACTCGCCCTCGCGATAATCGCCCCCTTTAAACTTTAAACGCACACCACTGGCGTCAATAATCGCTTTATTGCCAACGGCAAATGCCGATAAGCGAGAGAGATAGCCGTCTTGAACTAACTGCGGTATGGATACTTGATAGGCTACCTCTCTAAAAAAATGATCTAATTTGTCGCCGTATATATAACCTTGTCCCATACGATAAGGCGTCGCGGTCACTCCCATTATTCTACATGGTTTTTTTTCCTTCATGGCGGTTAATATTTTTCGATAGCGAGTGTTAGGACCAGGCGCTATATGATGCGCCTCGTCAATAATAATATAGTCAACCCCAGGGATCGCACCCAGACGCTTTTCAGACGCTAGGGTATCTCTGGATGCGACCAATATCGGGGCGTCGGTGTCATAGCTTTTTAATGAGGCGGCTAGAACACCGACAGGTGCGTTAGGCCACACCTTTAATAACTTGTCTTTGGCCTGTGAAACCAACTCTTGTCGATGCGCCAGGATTAAGAACCGCTTGTTGTTAGAGCTGAGCTCTTTAATCAGATGTGAAAACACAATGGTTTTCCCGGCAGCAGTGGGTAAAACGAGGAGTGGGTTGTGGTCAATGGGTTTGGCTTGGAAGTAATCCAACAGTGATCCAAGCGCCTCTTCTTGGTAGTATCTTAATTGCATTAGTGCACCGTTTCTTCGTCGTCCGGGCTTTCTTTCTCAATGTTGAGAGCCTCGGCAATTTTACTCATTGATATGTTTAATAAATTATAAGCGCTTTGGCTGTTGGGTGCAGTAGATAATATGACATCAGGATGTATGAAGGCCAGGACTCTGGCAATATTCTCTTCCGAAATACCGCGCTCCTTCCACTCTTCAATTAAATTATAAAGATCATTAATCATGGCTTCCCCGGCTTTGATGCCGTCTTTAACCGCCTGGCTTAACTCATCGTCGTCTTTCATGAATTTCTTTCAACAATTACTTCAGCTGTTTCTTTTGCTGTTTGTTCGGTTAGCGTATTGGCAATTAACATCATGGCCAATTGTTTTATTTGGTATTCATCCAGATCAGAAGCCATAACGTCTTCAAACACTGTAAATACATCGTATGTTCCTTTGGTTTCTTCCATTTTTTTCCCTACCTATTGTCTATAAAGCGTTAATTGAAAAGGCTTTTTGGTAAACGAGAAGCCTTCTAACTCGTGATCGGAGGTGATCTATTACTCGTCCCAATTGCCGATGGCATTACCCGTGGCAGTTGGTAGTTCCTGTGGCGTTGATTCAGCCACTGGTTCTTTTGTTGCTGGCGTCGCCTCAGTCATTCTAGGTCTAAGAAAAGAAACAATCTTATTGGAATCTCCATACTGATCACTTTTCTCAATACCAACCTTAGCCATGAAATTTTCAAACATTAAGTCGCCTATAGCATCTCTGTTAAGAGGCTGTGTGGGATCACCACCTACCGCAACCACCCATTGCTTTAAACGACTGATACCAACCGTGCTCGTACCAGAGATGGTGAAGTTCTCCCAAATCACACGGTTTGCATAGCTTTCACCTTGCACCCGGTATGTGACTTTGAGATATTTGTTTTTAGTTCCAGATTTTGAAGTTTTTTGCTCCCAATTCTCGGCCATTAGTTCATAAGTGCCTTCAGGTATGGGTTCAAAACTTCCGCCAGTATCCTCGACCTCAGTAAGGTCTATATGAAAATCTTCAGACATTTTGTCCTCCTTTATTAATGGTTTCATTCGGATTAACCGTTGTTTTACAGGCTTCCGTAAAGGCTGCCCAGTTAAAATCTATTCGTTCGGGGAGCTGAAGCCTGGATTTAGCATCAAAGGCGGCGGTTCTCTTCGTGAATAAATATCTTTTATCGCTAAAGGTTTTACCCCTCGCCTTCTCGTTAAAGCCTTGTCCAGACTTCACCGTGGTAAAGCGATGATTAGCGAAAAAATTAAAGTCGACCCAGGCACGAATCAAGCTCGATACTTTTTTGTGGGTATTGAGTTCGTATCGATCGTATGGCTCGTGCTCTGGATCAGAAAATGTGCGGATTTGCACATGTGATAGTAGTATGACGTTCATTTTTTTGGCAACAGAAAGTGCTTCGAGGTTGCTCAGTATTCTCGCGAACAGCTCATAGCTCTCCGTGAACCCCTTACCAAACCCCAGTGCCTCGATGGTCTTTATGTTGTGACTTTCCTTAACTTGTTCCTGGCACAACCTCTCGGCAGCATCCGTGGTATCTAGAACAACGGTTTTGTAATCGTGGTCTTCACTGCCTAGGGTTTTGATTTGTTCCATGACATCGTTGTAGGTGTCGCACACCGGGAAGTGGGGAACGTCGATAAATCTCAGGCCGTCTTCCGCACAGATAAAAATAGGGCGCGGTGCGCCTGCACCAAAGGTGCTTTTGCCAATGCCGTCGGTGCCTGTTATGTTCATTCTCACTTGCGTGTACTCGGTTTGATTACTAATCTTATCCATTAGACTCATTTGATCCCTCCTTTTCCACAATTCGTGGAGACTTTGATATTTTAGTGATTGCGCCTTTTTGTAAAAGTTCCGCGTGTTGCGGATAATCAACGCAATAATCTTTGAATGCGGTAAGCCCTAGAGTTTCTTTGCTTTGAAATGGCCAAGCGTTTGCCGGGATTTTGCCTTTAATACTGGCAAGATATTCCTGGTCCCACTCTACGGTTCTTGTGTATGAGATTCCAAATCCGTTGTTGGTTGATGAACCCCCTTTGTTTGCAAGGGTTTCAACGTCAATTCCTAAGTCTGGATGACTTATTATCTCATGTGTAATGGTTTTGATTTGTCGATCAACGTCAGCTTTTAGAGCCAACAATTCTTTGCGCTTTGATCGTAGCACGATAATATCTTTCATTTATTTTTCTCCAAAGTTTTGATTCTTCTCCCAAAGAACAAAACTAACTTTTACTTAACTACGGCACTAAGAATAATCTCTTGCAATTTATAAGTCAAGGAATTATTATTCTGTTTTTCAATAATAAATTTTATACATATAAGGGAGAAACAAATGGCTAGTATTAGAATTACACTATCCGAATATATACAAGACGTAGGAATCGAATCAATCGCTAAAGATTTAGGAACCTCCGAGTCCACTGTCAAGGCATGGAGATATTATGCCCGTGCACCAAGAGTAAAACAAGCAAAACAGCTTATGTTGCATTCCAGGGGGATGTTGACATGGGATTCTATTTACGGATCACCCGAAGATCTCGACACTGATCGAGCTGTTCGTCAAAGCGCAGATGTTGCGTAAAGGATCTACTTATGAGTTTGATTCTGAACGCGAATCAGACGTGGGAGGACATCAGTAAGGAAGCCAAAGATGAAATGCTCGAAAGTTATTGGGAGCACGGATTCCATTTAATACCTTGCGGATCAAAGGACGAATACATACCGGCTTATTTTCGTAAGCGTCACACGTTTGAAACAGAAGAAGAGATAAAAGCACGTTGGGCTAAAGCGCCCAGAGTGAAGTGGGAGGCGTTTCAGCGCACTCAACCCACACGCCAAGAGATGGAAGACTGGATTCAAAAGTTCCCCTTGGCTAACTGGGCAGCACTTACCGGGATTAACTTTGTGGTTCTCGATGCCGACTCAGAGGAAGCGGTCGAGTTTATTGAAAGTAAAAAGATTACGGGCACTCCTTTAAAACAAATGACCCCCAGGGGTGGCATGCACTTTTTCTACAGCATCAATCCCAACCTTGAGATTCGTAATTCGGCAGGCCAGAACAAGCTCGATGTCAGAGGCACGGGCGGCTATGTGATGCTGTGTCCGTCGCACGATTACTTTTTTGTCAGCGACAGCGTTACTGCCATTGGTGATATGGACGATTTGCCGTGCCTACAAGCGCAAGACCTACAGAGAATAGGCGAGTTTAATAACGTCGGCAAAGTACAAAGCATTGTTAAAGACAAATTAGACGATGTGGGCACCGACATCGGTACCCGAAACGACAAACTAGCCCGACTCGTGGGTCGATGGGTCAAGGAAGGATGGGGTCAGAGAGACATATTAATTAAAGCCCAGGATTGGAATCAAACCAACATCCCGCCAATGTCGCCCACGGAAGTGACCACGACCACGATGTCGATAGTGAACGGCCATATAAAAAGACACCCGGAAGATGTGGAAATGGGAATGCTTCGATGGGAAACGAGCAAATGGGAAGTGCACCTGGAGGATGAGCAGAAAGAAATACTGAAACAGGAAGACCCGATTGAGAACATCGCCGAAGAGAAACCCGAACAAGGGCCTTTGGGGTTGTTGCAATGGAAGGACTTCAGTGCCCTGGACATTGAAACACCCACGGAATTTTGGGGCGATAAGTTTATTTTTGAACGCGCCAGAGTGCTGATGATTGGTAAACCTAAGATCGGCAAATCCCATTGGTTGGGCGCCTTTGCGACAGCAGCGTGTACGGGCACCGAGTTTATGGGCAAGTCCTTTCCAAGACCGCTAAAGGTCATGTGGTTACAGGCCGAGATCATTGAAGCCTACATCACCGAGCGTGTGAACCTGTACCTAACCCCTTATGAAACCCAGTCGGAATACATCGATGCCTTGGGCGAGAACCTTATTGTCAGTGGTCGCTTGCGGAAAAACCTGCTCAAAGACAGCGACATTGATATGGTCAGCGAAGAAATCGAGTTTCATCAGCCTGATATTGTGATGTTGGATCCGTTCATTAACTTCTTTGATGGCGAGGAAAACTCCAACGCGGACATTCATAAACTCCTGGGTCGAGTGGACCGACTGATTGAACTGCACAACGTGTGCTTTATTATTGCGCATCACACGGGCAAGGATCGACAAGATGATCTTAGCTTTATGTCCGCTCGTGGGGGCAGTGTGTTCGCCGGGTGGTTTGATTCAGGCATTAAGTTGTTGGGCGATAAGCCGAACGTGACGCTGTTCTACGAGGCAAGGAACGCGAGGGAGCCAGAGAGCCACGCTGCTTATTTCAATTTTGACACGGGCGTTTGGAACATCGTTGACTTTGATGCGGAAAAACAGGTCGATGAGGTGGACGTTGCGCACACGGTGGCAAACTCAATGGACAAGACAAAGTTTTACACACGAGCAGAGCTTGAATTACAGGCAAGAAAAGCGCTGAAGGACCGCGGGCTACCCAGTGGGGTGGGCAAGGGCAAAGCGGCTGTGAGTTATGTGCAGAAATATTTGGGGGGCCGCGTGCTAACCCATGCAATTCCGGGCAAGCAAACCTGGCATTGGTTGGTTAGTAACGAAGGGGTAAAGCCTTGGGAGGAAGAATGAAACAAATGAGCCGAGAAGAGATGTTTGCGCGTTTAGGAACGGCTCGTGTTGAGCCGGGGGAAATAACTCCCCCGGTTTCATTAGGGGAGAAAAAAAGATGAAACTATTAGGACTAACGGTGTTTTTAGCAGGCATGGTCATGTTTGCCAGTGGCTTGTTGTTTATGGATCTGGCGTCATTGCCGATGAAAAACGATCTCTATGCTCTGGGTGTACTGGGGTTCTTTAACAACATGTTCTCGCTGAACCCGTCGGTGGCTACCGTACAAACGGTACTCAGCGGACTGTTTACGCTGATGGGGTGCTGCATTTGTTTCGCCGGGGTGGTGATGATGCGGTTAAAAAAGGTCGAAACAGAGGAAGAAAGAATAAACAGAGAATTATGGGAGGGCGGCTACCCTCCTTACAACGATAAAAACCTAAGATATCATATGCCGAACTACGAGAGAGTCGGTAAGAGTAGGTTGTTCGGTCATTTCATTGCATTTCCCACCCAGATGGCGCGAATAACCTACAACAAGATGGTGAAGTTGGGTATTGTGAACAAAAGCAGCAAGTTATGGCGAAACTAAAGGTAGTGCCGTTAACTCTGAAACAAGCAAATGACTATGTGTATGATCATCACCGTCACAACAAACCCGTGACAGGCCATCGCTTTTCAATCGGTGCGATCCTGGACGAGGGAGATATTCTCGGCGTTGCTATCGTGGGGCGCCCAGTCGCAAGAGCATTGAACGATCAGGTCACAGCTGAAATCACTCGATTGTGCGCAGCCGAAGACAGCCCTAAGAACGTGTGTTCGTTTCTCTATGGTCGTTGTTGGCGCATTTGGCAGCAAATGGGTGGTGAGAGAATGATTACCTATACATTGGCAACAGAACCTGGTTCATCACTGAAAGGCGCAGGATGGAAGGTTATGGCTACGACAAGAAAAAGAAAAAAGGAAAACTTATGGAACACGAGAAAGCCGAAACACAAAGGTTATGTTTCCGAGCGAAAAGAACAAGAGGCGGACGGACAAATAAAGATTAGATGGGAAGTATGGAAAAGTTAAGAACATTGGACTTGTTCAGTGGGATTGGGGGATTTTCACTCGGTCTAGACTCAACGGGCTACTTTGAAACGGTGGCTTTTTGTGAAATTGAGGAATTTCCGTGTAAGGTATTAAATAAACATTGGCCTGATGTGCCGATATATAACGATGTAAGGGAGTTAAGTTATGAAAAATTACAAGCAGACGGACTTATTTCAAGACGACGAGGCATTGACGTTATCTGTGGAGGATACCCGTGTCAGCCGTTTTCCGTTGCCGGACGTCAAGGAGGCGAAGAAGATCCGCGACACCTCTGGCCGGAATATTTTAGACTCGTTAGAGAATTACGTCCGCATTACGTCATTGGAGAGAACGTGGGCGGACATCTTCGACTCGGTTTGGATTCCGTACTCGAAGATTTGGACAGCGAAAACTACACCGTCAGGTGCTTTAGTGTTGAAGCAGCGAGTCTCGGTGCCCCGCACCGACGCGAAAGAATCTTCTGGATCGCAGAAAATATGGCCGACCGTCACCCAGGATTCAGCGAGCTCGCGGACGAAGAAATACAAACAGGGTGGCACGCCCTTAACGGTAGCGGTTCAGCCCCCGGAACAGGTGCAATACGGCGAACCGACAACGGACATGAAACAACAGATGTGGCCGACGCCTCAAGCAATGGACGGGATGCGAAGCGGACAGATCAGGAAACGAGAGGAACTCTCGGAGGCAGCATTGAGGGGCGGATGCTCGAATCTGAGGGAAGCGGTTCACGATCCGAAGTATCTGGAACAGAACATGTTACCGACACCCACAGCGAGGGATTGGAAGGACACGGGAGAGAACACCGACTACAAGAAACTGGCGAAGAAGGGAAAGCTGGCGGGAGTGGTGATGGTGGAACAACAGGAAATGCTACCGACACCGAATCAGGGGATGCACAAGATGGACTCTCCGAACAAGGCATATCATCAGAGGCGGAAAGCTCTAGGGAAACAGTTGGATCTTCCCGGAGAGATTCACATGAACAAGAAGAAGAGCGAGGAGAAACTACATTTGAATCCTACCTGGGTGGAGGGAATGATGGGATTTCCGCATGGCTGGACGGATCTTGGGAACGAGGAATCCCAAGAGTAGCGCCGAGTAATAAAATGCGAGTGCCTCGATTAAAAGCCCTGGGAAATGCGGTGCTTCCGCAGTTGGTTTATATGGTGGGCATGACGATTGTTTTGTCTACTAAGCGTAGTGAGAATGAGGAAGAATCGAGTGGTTAAAATAGGGTCAAAATGGGTCAAAACACATGGTATGGCTACTTTGCGTGACTCGTACCATGTCCCTCTGAAACCCCTATATAATAAGGAAAGTATACATGGTACGGGGGTATGATTGTACTATGCCATACCACCGTACTGCCACCTCTGAAACCCCCGTGGAATATAGATGGTACGGCGGTACGGTGGTACGCTCTCCTAAAGGAGAGAGGAAAGAGTTGTCTAACACAACCTCCCCTCTACCGCTCTGCCTTGGACAGCGTTGAAAAAAAGAAGGAGATACAAAAAGTATAATGGAAAAGAAGATTACAAAGAAGCAACGAGCGTTTATTGATATGTATGTGTTTGAAGATTTGGGTCAGGGAGAATGTGCACATCGAGCCGGGTACAAGAACCCGGATATTATCGCGCACCGGTTATTGAATGATCCACAATATGAGCATGTGCAGAATAAGATTGATGAATTACAGGCCAGACAAAGACAGAGGTATGAGATTACCTTTGAGAAGGTGGCAGAGGATTTGAAGAAGATTAGGGATGCAGCAATGAACGAGGGTGTGTTTGGAGCAGCGGTGGCTGCTGAGTTGGGCAGAGCGAAGTTGGGCGGATTGATGGTGGATAGGAAAGAGGTTAAGTACGGGAAGATCGATCAGATGGATCGGGAGCAGGTGGAGGCCAGGCTAGCGAACCTGATGAAGCAGAATAAGTTGGCGAAGGTGGTGAAAGATGTGACTCCAAAGCCAGAGGCGATTGAAGTATTGGAAGATGATGATTAGTGGAGCTTGGACTTATCGATCCAGTCTGCACGTTCTGAGGAGATTTCCTTGAGGTATTCATCGTGGAAGTAGCAATCCGGGCATTCTCCTTCCGGGATAGCATCGATGGGAGTGTGTTTAAATTTGCCGTGGATCTTGCAATCGACTTCGATTGAAGCGTCTTTTTGGAGCTGATCCAAGAGATAATCCGTGACCAGCTCGGCGATTTTGCGGTCGTTATTTCTTTGTGTCATACGATTTGTTGGCATCAAGAACTTCGTGTAATAGAACGTCTCCTAGTGCTTTTCCTCTGTCGTTGTATACACTTATTATAACTGAATCTGCGCTCGTTTTGATGTTAATGGCCAAATCGTTGTGCAAGAACCATTGGGTGCTATCTTCCTGGAGAAGATAATCTGCGGGTTCAAGAACGGAATCGTAGTCCTCTTCGACTTGTTTTGGTTTGATAATCCACTTTAGTTTGCCTTCTTTGTCTATGACAGCATCTATTTCGCTTGTTTCACTCATTGTTTTCTCCCAATACTCATTAAGTCTTTTATTGTTTCCTTGCTCACAATGCTAAGATTTTCAGGTAGATCAAATATTTCTCCATTAGCAATGTCCACAATCTTTTGTTCCTCGAACCTAAATGGGCTATCGTCTGCATGGTAAACTGTAATAAGATCGTGCATATCATTACTTTCTGCATATATCTCCATACAACCCACCTTAATTCTGACGTGGTGTTCGTTTTGTTCTACTTCGCATTTATCATTCATTGTTTTCTCCCGTTTTTTTAGTTAAAACAACTTGGCCTGTTGCATGAACAATTGCCAAGCTGTTGTCGTGAATGTCTTTTAAAGCCCAAAATGAAGATTCTTCATCCGGGGCAATACGATAGGATTTTTCCTCGTCTGCGGTCGAGTTCTTATCGGCGATCTTTTTCTTATAGAGCTGATGTGCTGCTTCAAACTTCATTTCCAATGCCATTCCTTTTCGTTATCCAGTCGCCATCCTCTGCTTTGCAGCTCTTTCTCTATGGCATTGACCAGGTTAAGATCAGGGCTTTCGTTTTGTTTGGCGCGTTCGTATCTTCTTAAAAGAAAGACATCTGAATCTTGATCGTTGATGATGCTTTCCCATTGATTTTTTTCATGGGCTTTAAGGGCTGCGTTCATTTCTATTCTATACCCCAATCACCATCCTTTTGAACCCAGCCTTTTTCGATGAGTCTTTTTTCAACTGCTTGTTCTTCTTTTGAAACTTCAACAAGCATGGCTTCTAACTCCTTACGCCTGGTTTCTAGTTCTTTTTCTCGTTTCATTAAATCAACACTCAAGACTGCATCTTTTTCGTCTTTCATTAAGTTAGCTTTCTTTTTAACCATTGGTTTTTCTCCTTTGTTGGTTGTTATCGTTTTTGTTTTGTCTTGGAACAGCGCATAAATTCCGTAAATAAACACGACTGCACCTATGACAATACTTATTGAAACTGTTATGGCTGTAGTTGTCGAATCAATGCCTCCTAGCTCAAAGTTCATTCCACCATAGGTCAATCCTCCTGCACCTATGACGCAATATATAATTGCACTTTTTTTATTCATTGTTGTCTCCCTAAAATTCTGGACCATCAAAATAAAGCAACGCATAGGCTGGTATTCCCAGGCACAGCAATATTCCAACAGCTCTTAAAATAATTTCGATTAATTCGTTCATTTTATTTGGTTTCCTTTTCTTTGTTTAAAATTCTTTTCTTGAGAATGTCGATAATGAGAAACAATCGTTCGATCTTTCTCTCGTTTTTACGGTTCTTACTTCTGAAATATTTTGCCATTTGCCGCCAGTATTCTTGGTTTTCGCTGATTGCTTTGGGATTTTTGTTTAATTCCCAGGCTTTTTTGGTGCTGTAGGTTTCTTTATTTGCCATTGTTTTTCCTCGTTTCAATTATGGGGATGATTATTAACGGTATCAAACAGCCTAATATAATTCCAATAATCATGTGGTTCATGGTGGGATCAATAACTGCTCCCAGACCGTCTGAGACGGTGTTTCCCACACCCGCGCCCAGAATTGCACCTACCTGTCCATTACCTTTAAAGAATCGATCTATCTCCAATCCTGTGTATGCACCCAGAATGAGAACTCCATTGTCCACCATGCCAAAGATTAAGCCGGGAATTAGAAATTCATTCATCAGACACCTCCTCAACCCACCTTGTTGGGTTTGCTTTTAAATCACATGAAAAACATCTTGGATCACCCGTCTCTGGATCCGGTTCGTATGCTTCATCTTCTTCTGTTTCACATTCAAAAACTAAGGGGCTTTTTCCACAGTCAATACAAGTTTTTATCTCATCAGACACCTCCATTCCTTCTTGGAATAAGTCTTGAGTCATTTCTTCATATTCTTTTGAGTATTCATTATAGATTGGTGTTGCCAATCGGAATTGAATGAGATCAATCATGTCTGTTACTTGATTAGAACCGTACCTAGTGAATGCAGTAATTTTGTTTTTATAGTCGGTGAAGTGCATACAATCTTCTTCAAGTTGCATAACCTCTCCCCACTTGTTTTCTGCGTGTTTGGTTTTAACAAACTTAATCTCCGGGCATAGTTTCTTGACCTCTTTGTATGAAAGGGCATCAACTGGCATATAATCGGTACTCATGATTGACCTCCTGGTCTTAGAATTAGGTTTAGCTTATCCCAGATCGAACCCAGGATATTGTCAGGTAATCCATCAAATCCATCTTCGTACAAAATGTCTTTGAATCGATCTAAAAGCTCATCATCGTTGTTGGCAAACTCAAGACAGAGCTGAATAAGTCTAGCTTCGTCTACTGTGAAAGTCGGTTCTATTTTGGTTAACGTGTTGTTCTCGTTCATTATTTTTCTCCTTAGTAGTTATAAAATAAACAGTAGTTTTTCTACTGTATGTATATTATTGCATAGAAAGGCTATATATATCAAGGGGTATATTGAAGTTAAGAAAAAAAACTGTAACTAGGTTTTATACAATAGTTTAATCGGAAACCCCCCTTCGCATCCTCTTGATGCTCTTTTGAAATGAAAAAGGGGAGAGATCAGCTGTGGACTGGACGCGACATCTGCGCCCGGTGAAATAATCTGCGGTCGTCTGCGTGCTTTGGAAATCTGCGAACGCCTGGAGTCATTTTAACTACTTTGGAGAATAGGAAATCCCCAGGCGTTGCTTTCTTAGGATAAATTATCGAATCATCCTTTGGGAGAGTTTGCAGAATAGCAGAAATCTGCGTGTTATACAATCTGCGCCCCCCCTCTATGATAGTACCCCCCGGAAAAAAATCTCCGGGTTCTAGGCCACGCGTTGAGCTGAACCCTGGGGAGTGGGTAAAACGCATGGCCATAAAAAAACCTGGACAGCTCACAGCTGAGCTGCCCAGATCGGTTCTTGTGAAAATTACCTGGTGCATTGATAAAGCTCTTCACAGGCGTCATCCAGTCCAATATTATCGACATAGCCCCATTGTGCCTTATCACCCCACCAATAACCTCTAACGGTACAATCCCTGGTTTCAACGTAGATATTAGGACCACCCCCGGCAACCATTAACTCTGCGCCGCGGTAATTCCCGTCAACGTCAATGATGTATTCAATATCATAAACATCATCCAGGTAATCCCACCCGTTAGGCGTGAAGTCCTCCGGCTGCCCTTCGTCGTACCACCGTTGAAACTCGTCCGGGTCGCAGTCTTTTAAACCGTTGGTTATGCTCTCGGCAATGCGCCGGCAATGGTCCTCTAGTCTGTCCTGGGTTGTTTCTTTAGCTGTTTTCATTATTCGCCCCCTTTATTTTTTACATACTCTTCAAAAAGCTCTGTATTTGTTCCATAGAAAAAACCTTCTTCTGTTGTGATTTTTGCGAAATCAAGTTTAACCCAAATAGATTTTGCAATCTCAAGAACCTCCTCTGAATTAAAGCCCTCAACATCAAGTATGTTAGTACCGTCGCTATATTCAGAAGCCCATTCAAAAGCAAAAGAAAGCAGCGCCATTTCAACTGGCGTTAGCTTCATTTTTTGATTAAGCATTTTTTTCTCTAGGTTTTTTCTGGCTCTTTCTTCGGTTTTACCTTTAGCAGAAAAGCCTTTCCATTTCCCTTCGGTGACTGTTATTTTGTGCATTTTTTTATCTCCAAAATTATTTTAAATGTAGGTTCATTATACTACAGTTTTATACTTAAAGTAAACAACAAAAGCAGCTGTTTTCTGGGTACCTGGGCTATTGCCCGGCCTTTGAAAACGTCTTAGAACGCACCTGGTGCGTCCGGTTCTGTCTGCGCCCGGCTAAAATCTGCAATCTGCCCCCTATGATAGTAATTAGACAAGAATAAAAAAAACCCCCGGCATTGCTGCCGGAGGTCCCCTGGTTAATTTTTATTCCTCCTCCCTTAACTTTCTAAGATAATCAAAAATTTCTTTTTCATTGTTTAGACCTACTGTTTCATAATGCTCATAAGGTAACTCATATTTGAAACCAAGTAGAGTATCTTTTTCATAAACAACAACGTGCCACTTATCGCCCTCATAATTTTCAGTTATGTCTATTTCATAATGATATTGACCTGTTGGATAAGTGCTTATATATATTGTAAAATTCATTTATTCCTCCGCACCTATATCAAGATCGTGAATAATGTAGACTCTTTCGGCTCCGCTGCCTCTGCACATATAGCCCTGAAATTCATACATCAAATAATCAGAAGGGTCATCTCCGATGTCTTGCCAATCGGAATGTCTGTCATATTTAAACTTTCCAAAACATAAAGTATTCCCCTTGTGCCAGGGTACAGAGCTGTCGGCTATAACTGTTTTTTTGTGCTTGTATAAAAACTCGCCCTCGTTAAAATCATCATAACCGAGCTTGTAAATGTTACCCGGCGTTAATAGTTGCTCGGCATTACCAGGTAAAATGTATTCTTTCATTTCCATTTTTTTATCTCCAAATAATTTAAAATGTAAATACAATTATACCAAAAATTATACTAAAAGTGTCAACTAAATCCCCCCATGGAAATCCTGGCCAAAGCCCGGAAAAAATTTGACAGCTCGGCAGCTCCGCCCGGCCGCGCCCGGCCTATCTGCCCCCCATGATAGTAATCCCCTAGTAATCTGCAGCCCCCAGGAATCTGCAATCTGCTGCCTATGATAGTAATCCCCCAAAAATAGGGCCATAAAAAAAGGGGAGCTTTCGCCCCCCTTTTCCTTTGGAGTGATCCAGTCTAGTAATATCCTCCTATCTCCATGTTCGGTTCATCAAAGAAAGCAGTGATGTGAACGTCGGGATATTGTTCCCTTAGTTTTTCAATGACCCCCTCTGGTGGACTCCATGCGGTGTAGAAAGTGTATTCAACATATTCTTCACTTTCATCAATATCGCAATCGTAACTGTTCCATTTCGTCCCCCAATTTTGAACTCTCCAATCCCACCATGAGTTTTTCTTTTCTACTGGATCGTTATTGCCGACAATGTTTGGAAATGTTGGCAATACTTCGACCTCATCATAGTTGGGTTCTGGAAATATCTTTCCAAAGTCAAAAGGTGTTTCTTCCGATTTAATGGAAGAAGCGATTTTACTCGCTTTCTCTCCACTAATTTCGATTCTATTGTAGCAATGATTAGGCATTATGCTCTCACCCCCCAAGAATCATCAAAGACTTGAATGGAAATATTCCCACCCTCTGCGATTCTTTCAAGTTGTGGAATGTCAAAAGGAATGAAATTTCCAAAGTCATCTCCTCCGACTGCCCACCTAGACTTTTCCCAAACATCATCATTGGTTTTGGGATTATAGCCAACTGCATAAATGACATAGCCATTTTCTAATGGTGTCTTTTTGTTTTTATCTTTGAAAGCATTCATTAAATAGATGCCATCATCTTTGACTAGAAAAAAACCCTTGTCATTGGTGGTTTCCTCTGAATATGGCAATCTAAACTCATCAGAATCGAGAGTCTCTTGTGCCAGTTTGCGAAGTGATTTATTACTTCTAAACATTAGTGTAGTTTTACTTTTCATTTTTTTACTCCAAATAATAGTTTAAATGAATCTTTATTATACCAAAATAGTAGACACAAAGTAGAATAATTTTGATATAATTAAGGAGTAAATTAATTAATTATTTGGAGAAAAATTATGGGAAATAGAGCAATAATATCTTATAGAGAAGATGGACAAGATAAACAACTAGCCCCCAGTATATACTTGCATTGGAACGGTGGGAGGGATTCAGTCGAAGCCTTTTTAGAAGCAAGTCAGACTTTGGGAATTCGTGGCAATGATGGAACTTATTGCATTGGTCGAATGGCGCAAGTCATTGGCAATTGGATGGGTGGCACTCTTTCAATGGGTGTGGGTTGTTATGGAAATTATGCAGTTGAATTTTTAGATCATGGAGTTTATTGGATCAAAGATTGGAAAATTGTTGTTCGTGAAAATGGTCTTTATGAGGGAGAGCAAAGGGCATACAATCACGAAGAATTGGTGAAAGAAATACTAGAAGCCAACAAGGGAATTGATTGGTAAAGCTTCCCCAAAAAAGTGGTTGAGAAACAAGATTAAATTCGGACTAGGAAATCTCATTAAAAATTATTCCTAAACAATGCCACTGGAAAAGAGAGAGCAGATGCTCTCTCTTTTTTTTGCCCAGTCTTTTGGCTATCTGCCCCCATCTGCAATCTGCTGTCTATGATAGTAATAAGAAAAAAATCCTGGTGCCTGGTTTTAGCGGCCGAGCTCAGCGGCCACGATCCTGGCCTAGAACCCTGGGGAAAATCGGCCAGGCTCCAGTCCAAAAGAAAAACCCCCACAGCTGAACAGCTGTGGGGGTTTAGTTCCTTAGAGTTAAGGCATCATCAAGATTTCAAAAGGGAATATCCATTGACGATCTTTATAGTATGGGTTCTGAAATTCCCAACCAAATCCATTATCTTCATAGTCTGGATTATCAAATTGACCATTGA